GCCCGCTACATTCCCGATCGCCACGAGCGCGCCGGCAACGGCCAGCTTCCTGCGAGGTCGACGCGACTGGTTCTCGATCCATGCCGCCACATCCCCGACAAATCCCGGCGGGCAGGTCAGGTCCACCCCGGACGTATCAAACGGCAGGCCGCTCGAGGCGCGCCGGTCCTTGCCAACCGCCCCCTTCTGGGGCGCCTTCCTCACCGGCACGTCCGGCACGTCGCCGAAATCATTCGCAGGCACGAAGGAGACCGGCATCTTCCAGCCGCCCTCCTCGGCATAATGGACCAGCGTGCCTAGCGTCACCGGGTTGGAAGAGCGACCGAAGCTGTGCCAGTGTGAATCCATCCGGCGGGAGTCATACTTCTCACCCTTCGCCGACCAGCGGTCCCAGACCGCCTGGCCTGTCCCGCCCGTCGCGTGATGGATCGCCATCCCGATCCTGATCCACGTCTCATATCCGCAATCGGGATCGACATGCGCCAGCATGTCAACGATGTCACCCTCGGACACATCAACCGCCCGCCCGTCGAATTCAGCCCGGTGGCGCTCAGGGCGCTGGAGAAGGCGAATCAGCCCGGCCGGCGCATCGTCGACATCATCCGGGCTGCCATAGACCGCACGATAGGCCCCTCCGCTGGCATGGCGCGAGCCCGGCCCGACAACATAACCGGAAGACTTGAAATCAAGGCCGGGATATTCCGCGCCAAGGCTCTGGACCAGGGCCACGCCCGCGGGCGCCTTGAAATAGAGATGGCGGGACCCGCCACCGGATCCGGTCTCGACAATCATGCCGGCGCCCGCGATCTCCGGCACGAGGGCCGACAGCTTTGCGAATGACTTCAGTCCGCCATTGCGCGCGTCGACATCGATGACGAGCAGGCCCTTGCAGAGCACACCATAGCCCGAATCATACCAGCCGACCGAGACCATGTTGTCGATCTGCTCGCTGTCCCAGACCGGCGTGTGCTGCCAGTTCGACGCCATCGGGTGCTTGCCCGGCGCGATGCAGCCCGACCATCCGCAAAGGCAGGTTGCCGCACCCGTCTTCGTGTCCAGGAGGAACGAATGCAGCGGGAAAACCCGAAGCCCCGATTCCCACAACCTGCGCGCCTCATCCGCAGGACCCGGCCCCTTGTGCGCCGCCCCGCCTTCCGCCCCTGCCACCGACATCATTTTGCCCCCGTCAGACGCTTCGGCGGCGAACCCGCGCGCTCCGAATTCTTCCGGGCACTGAGTATCTCGCGTATCTGGTAAACCCGCAGTGGAGGGACATCCTCCCCCCACTGGGCCACCGCCTGCGTTGATATCCCCAGCGCCTTTGCGAGAGCGCGGACACTCCCGAAGCGCCGAACCGCTTCCTCTTTGGTCATAGCGTAACCTTTCTTTGTAAGCCCGCTTGACACCTAACCCGCGCCCCGCTTATGGTCAACACATCGGAGAGAGAAAAGGAGAACCTGCCGATGAGCGAACAACGCTCCATTCTGTCGCTGGCTGCGCCAGCCGAAACTGAACCCCTTATCGTGACAATCTGCGGAACACCGGGCACCGGGAAGACGAGCCTTGCCGCGACTTTTCCCGGCCCGGTCTTCCTCGTGCGCACGCAAGGCGAGAAGATCCCGCGTGACTTGCCGCAGGGTCAGGCGCCGGTCTCGATTGGCGAGACGGACAATGTCAAGAAACTCTGGGACCAGCTGCTTGCGCTGGCCACGGAGGAGCATCCCTACCGCACCGTGGTGATCGACAGCGTCACCGGCCTTGAGACCCTGTTTGTCGAGGAGGTGATGCGCTCGGACGCGAAGGCCAAGTCGATCCAGCAGGCAATGGGCGGCTACGGTGCTGGCCGGGACGCGGTTGCGGTCATGCACAACCGTGTACGGAAGGCTGCGGAAGTCCTTCGCCGCCGCGGCATCCATGTCGTCTTCATTGCGCACAGCGATGTCGTGACGATTACCCCGCCGGATGCGGACAGCTACACGCAGTATTCGCTGCGCCTGCATTCCAAATCGATGGCGCCCTATGTCGACAGCGTCGACATCGTCGGCTTCATCAAGCAGGGCACGGCAGTGATCTCGAAGGAAGGCGAACAGAAGCGTGCCGTCTCCACCGGAGAGCGCCTGCTGGTCACCTACCTCACGCCGACCGCGGTGACAAAGAACCGCCTCGGCATCGAGGAAGACATCACGATCGTGCGCGGCGAGAACCCATTCGCCCGCTGGATCGAGGAGGCTGCGGTCAAGCCGAAGGCAAAGCCCGCGCGCACCAGGAAGGTAGCCGCAGAAGCGGAGACCGAAACCGAAAACCAACCTGAAAACGAGGAGGCATAGGCCATGTCAGGATTCTGGAACACGAGCGAAGGCGAGAACGTCGCCAAGACAAAAACCGACAGCTTCGAAATCGAGGGCGGCAATCTCGAGCCGATCCCGGACGGCTCGTCGCTGCTTGCCATGGTCGAGGAGGCCAAGTGGTCGCAGGACAAGAACGGCAACGAGTTCATCACGATCAAGTGGAACGTGATGCGCCCGGAGGCCTATGCGAACCGCCGGGTCTTCCAGAAGCTCTGGGTCACGGACGACGACCCGAGCGCCAAGGATGCTGACAAGGCCGCGAAGAAGCGTGACAAGGCTCTGCGGATGCTCGCTGCGATCGACACCAACGCAGGCGGACGCCTGACCAAGGTCGCCGGCAAGCCGGACGACGAGGATCTCGCCGCGGCGCTTGCCGGCAAGGCCATGATCATCAAGGTGATGCTGTGGGAAATCGAGGACCGGCAGACCGGCGAGACGATCCGCGGCAACTGGGTCTCGGCCGTCTCCCCGAAAGGCGGAGAACTGAAAGTCGGCGCCGAGAAGGAGGCAAGCGCCAAGCCTGCCCAGAAGCAGGCGGCGAAGTCCCAAGTCAGGATGACGGCCATGGATGACGACTCCATCCCGTTCTAGTCCGCCCTAGGCAAAACCCGCGCCCTTCCGTCCACGGATGGAGGGGCGCACCTTCAAGGAAACAGGATATGCAGGAACACGCCTCTCTGGAACAACGCACGTCGGAATGGCATAGCGCGCGGCGCGGCCGGATCACCGGATCGATCGTCGGGGCGATTCTCGGAAATTCGCCGTGGATGGACCGGGACGATGCGATGCGCACGCTGGTGCGCGCCTGGCACGGCGCCGAGTCGGAATTCACCGGCAACGTCGCCACCGAGTACGGCAATTTTCACGAGGAGTATGCGCTCGCGGATTACGTGATGGAGACCGGCAATGCTGTCGAGAAGGCCGGCTTCCTGACGCGCGACGACTGGGCCGGGGCTTCCCCGGACGGGCTGATCAGCCTGACGGGCGGCGTGGAGTTCAAGTGCCCGTACAAGTTCCGCCATGCCAGGCCGGAGGATATGCCAACGCCGGAATTCCTGCCGCTGGCGGAGCAGCCGCACTATTACGATCAGGTGCAGTTCACCCTCTGGGTCACGCTGCGCAGCTGGTGGGACTTCGTGCAATGGGCGCCGCACCTCAATCTTAAGATCGAGCGCGTCAAGCCGGATAGCAAATGGCGCACGAAGAACCTGCCGAAGCTGCTCCAGTTCTATGAGGAATTCGCGCAGGTCCGCGATGACAAGGCGGCGAGCGCGCCGTATCTTGAGCCAAAGCGGAAAGTCATCGACACGCCTGCGGCCGAAAAGCTGCTGCTCGAATATGACAAATTGAGTGAGGCGATCGAGAACGCGACCGCGCGCAAGAAGGAACTGCTCGAGAAGATTGTCGAGATGGCCGGCGCACAGGACGCGCGTATCTGCGGGCGCAGCCTGACGAAAGTGGAAAGGGAAGGCGCGGTCTCCTACGCCAAGGTCGTCAAGGAACACCTTCCGAAACTTGACCTTAAACCCTACCGGGGCAAGCCCTCCGAATACTGGCAGATCAAGTGATGTCGAAACTCAGGGACTACCAGCAGCGTATCGTCGACGCCTCGATCCGGCACATGCTGGCACGCGTTGATCCGTTCATTGCCGAGGCGGCTACCGGCGCGGGCAAGTCGCACATGATCGCGGAGGTCGCGCGAATCATTCACGAGCGAACCGGCAAGCGCATCCTTTGCCTTGCGCCGAGCGCCGAGCTGGTGAAGCAGAACCGGTCAAAGTTTCTTGCGACAGGCCATAGGGCCTCGACCTTTTCTGCCAGCGCGGGCGCCAAGGAACTGCGCTTCCCGGTTGTGTTTGGCTCGCCCCTGACGGTCAAGAACAAGATAGGACGATTCTGCAAGGAGGGCGCCGAGGGGTACGCGCTGGTCATCATCGACGAGGCGCACGGGATCACGCCGACGATCCAGTACATCGTCTCGAAGATGCGCGAAGCAAACCCTAACCTGCGGGTGATGGGCCTGACCGCTACGCCTTACCGGCTGGGAAGCGGTTACATCTACCGCGAGGAACCGGACGGCATGGTCTGGGGAGAGGATAAGGCGCGCGAGCCCTACTTCACGAAATGCGTTGAGCGCGTAGGGGCGCGCGAGCTGATCGACCAAGGGTATCTTACCCCGCCGGTCATCGGCCAGATCAATGCTAAAGGGTATGACACCAGCGGGCTGACGCTGAACAGCCGGGGCCAGTTCGATGCGGATGCCATTGACCGGGCCTATCATGGCCACGGGCGCAAGACCGCGATGGTCGTAGCGGACGTTGTGGGGCGGGCTCAAGGGCGGAAAGGCGTGATGTTCTTTGCCGCAACGGTCCAACACGCGAAGGAGGTGCTTGCCAGCCTGCCGCCTGAAATGTCCGCTATTGTCACGGCCGAGACGCCGGCTGCCGAGCGCGAGCAGATCCTGGAGCGGTTCAAGGCGCAGCGGTTCAAGTATATCGTGAACGTCTCGGTACTGACGATCGGTTTCGATGCGCCGCATGTCGATGTCATCGCCATCCTGCGCAAGACAGAAAGCGTGGGACTCCTTCAGCAGATCATCGGGCGGGGGCTGCGCATTCATCCCGGCAAACCAGATTGCCTTGTGCTGGACTATACCACGAACCTTGCGGACCATTGCCCGGATGGTGACCTGTTCGCGCCGATCGTCAGGGCGGGCAAGGCGCCCTCGACGCCGGGCGGATGCAAGGCGGAGTGCCCGGATTGCGGATATGAGAACGACTTCACGATCCGGCCGGAAGTCGCCGAGGCGGGATACCAGATCGACGCGAATGGGTATTGCATGGATCTCGACGGGCTGCCGATCGAGACCGAGTACGGGCCACTGAGCGCGCACTTTGGCAGGCGCTGCTGGGGCATGGTGCCCGCGCCGTTCGGACGCATAAAGGGCGAGACGAAATACGAGCGCTGCAACTATCGCTGGACCGGGAAGGATTGCCCGGCCTGCGGCGAACTGAACGACATCGCGGCGCGCTACTGCTATGTTTGCAAGGCCGAGATCGTGGACCCGAACGAACGCCTGATGGCAGATTTCAAGGCGCTGAAGCGTGACCCGACGAAGCGCCAAACCGACAAAGTATTGAATTTCGAAGTCGTGCATGGCGTGAGCCAGAAAGGTAACCCTACCGTGCGCGTGGATTTCGAGACGCCGCACAGGTCTTTTAGCGTCTGGTTCCAGCCTGAGGCGCGGCATAGCAAAGGGCAGGCAGAATATGCCATGCTCGTCAACGCCATGGCAATTGGCATCCAGACCGTGACGTACCAGAAAGATCCGGAGAGCAATTTTTACCGGGCCTTCGCGTTCAACAAGAAACCGGACGAGGCGCCGGATGAATCGAAAGTCCAGGCATTGGCCAGCAAGCTGAAGATGCGCGCCCCCGAGGTCACGGAATGAACTTCAAGGATTGCCCGGTCCCGGTCTATGGCGACACGTCCTTCCGCGGCAAATGCCCGGTGGAGGAGCTGGAGCAGGTGACCTTTTTCAATCGCCTGCGCCGGGAATACCCGGACACATATGGCAAGATCGCCATCCACCCGCGCAATGAGCAACAGCTTAAAGGCGGGCATCACCGGCAGATCATGAAGCAGAAAGCGGAAGGTATGGCGCCGGGCGCCAGCGATATCATCATTCCGGGGGCGCCCGCCTTTGTCTGCGAAATGAAGCGCCGGGACCACACGGTAAGCTCCTGGCAGGACGGCCAGCGGGAATACCTTGAAGCTGCCGCCAAGGCCGGCGCCTTCGCCTGCGTGGCGCTCGGTTGCGAGGCCGCATGGGAGGCTTTCAATGCGTGGCGTATACGGACAGAAAAAAAGGGCGCCGCATAAAGCAGCGCCCCTAGTTGCTACCCAGCAAGCGGGCAGATTCAAGACAGGAGGATCACGCCTTGATCCCCTTACGATCCGTGGCCCGGCGCATCGGCGGCGCGGGGTAAATGTCCGGGCGCAGAATATGCAGCGGGATCGCGGTGATCCGGTGCATCTTGAGGCATTGCTCCGCCGGGACCTGCCCCCTTTCCCACTTTGCCCATGCGGCC